AATTGCATAATGGGCATCGATATTCATAAGTTGGCATTATTTTCCTTTGGCTCACAGGCTTTACAACTCCAATGCTTGACTTTCCAATTACCGCAATTATCGCATCGAACTAATGCCTTTTCCCAATCTATGTCTGCAGGAATCTTTGTGTAACCTGCCTTTCTTAATAACTGAACCAAATCACTCAATGGCAACATGCAGACGAACTCCCCGACTGATGCTTCCCCTTGACCATTGAGTCTGAAACACGCAAAACCTAACTCCCCAGTTTTGGCAGTGCGTGCCTTGATTTGGCGCAGTGTCCCCTTTATGTCAAGTGAGTTGCGCGCTTTGATCTCGATGTCGAACGGGACACCTTGAACATCTTTGCCTTGACCGCGACCTACACTAGCTGCGTGCCACCACTGCTGCAAGTAATTAGCAACAAGCCTTTCAGTCGCATAACCTCTATGTTTACGATGTTGAGTCATCTACTTCTTTCGATGTTTGTAACTTAATGTGACTTACTGCGTGGCATCTCATGCAAGTCAAAAACACTTTGTCATTAAACTCAGGAGTGATTGCTACTGGCTCATTGCATAACTCGCAATAGATAACAATTTCTTGAGGTTCATCTAATTCACCGCCCATGATGATTGCCTCACCATCGCTGAAAATAACCATTTCGCCCATTAGAACATCATTCCTGTATCTATGGCGCGCCAAACAGTTGCAGGGTTGCCATTTGAGTTGATTCGAGTAGTTCCCGAGTCAATGATTAAGCCATCACGAAGCAGTTTCACCCTTGATGGTCTTTGAGTATCTCCTGACATGTGCAGTGCCTTTTGCATTTCATTATCAGTTGCCCCATCTAATCCGCGCCTTACAATGTATTCATAAACACTGGCACGAATTGATCCTGTTCTTGGCATCACTCGATTGGCTGCCCAACGCGAAGTGCCTCTTGCATCCTTTGCAACATAAACATGGTTTTGCATCATGCACGCTTCTTTTGCGGACGCCATGAACCATCAGGTGCGATTTCATACCAAATGACATCCTCACCCTTTGGACATCTATTGAGTTCCCCGGTCGCAGCAGCGATGCACTTGAAATGTCCCCAGGGTTTGTTTGCCTTTGTCATTCCATGCGCCCAATGCATTTCACCATGAGGGCAACGAGGAACATCTTTGTCGGTTGTACCGCCTATAATGTCCTTAACTATTGAAACGGCTTCGCCTGATGTTTTAGGCATTTCGACATTCTTAATTGTCCAAGGATCATCCTCTTTCTCAACAGGAATGTACTCAGGTTTTGGTTTAGATATTTCACTTCGAGCGACCTTAATCATTTCCTCTTTTGATGGTCGTTTGCCTTTAGCTGCATAACCTGCGTTTGCAAGCGCACGACCGATTGCGCTAGTTTCACAGTTTTCCAACGCGCTAGTAGCATTAACCCCTCGACTGCTAACGCTCTCCTCCGCGAGTCCCGAGGAGAAAGGCACGCTATCCGCGTAAGTACGATAAAGCCATGCTTTAACAATGTATCGATCACCCTGGAAAGAAATAAGTTCTGTTTCAACACGCCCATCAGGATAGTCCTCCCAAAATGTAGTTACCTTTGTTGGATTGCCTAGTCGTTTTTCAACTGGCTCATAATTGTCAAGATTAAACATAAAGTTCATCCTCCTCAGTTTGTAATTGGAGTGCTATTGCAAGATAAGCGATTGCATCGATGTAGGAGTCTGTGTGACTAGGCGTTTCCTGGATTCGACTGAGTTTGACTTCGACCATTGCAAGCGCAGCTTGAGAGTCTGAGATTGGGAAATCAAATAAATTGGATAGCCTTGAAGCAATCCGACCTTGATTGATTTTCGGATGACCGTAGATTCGACCACGATCTTGCATAATGTCGATTGCATTGATAAGCGCCTCAGTTGCCTTCATCGACCAACCTGCTCAAACTGCTTTCTTAAGGCTTTGCGACCGTCAACAATTCCTCGATCGTAACCAACCTCTAAGCCCAACTTAAATGAGAAATAAATTGCCATGCAAACCCCAACAACTGTGAGGATTGTTAGTGAATTGATAATCATTTCTTGCTCCCTTTGCAGCTACTGGATTTCGCTACTGGATTAGGGTTGCACACTTACCTGACAAAATCTCGTTTATTTGTATAACGAAACGGTAACGATTCCGCCGCATCCATCTGATCATCAATGTCGCGGTAAATGTCAATTTTGAGGTCATCCATAATTCTTGCCATAAACAGTGAATGAGCCGTCCTTGTTGATTGGAATGAGCATAGGGGAAAGGTTCTTTCCGTGCGTTTCTAGGATAGCCACGCTCATCTGCCAATTAGCCGCTCCAGCCTTTAAATAAGAGGCTTTGCGCTTGTCCATGACATTACCTGCTTCTACACCCCAAAGAGTCCTGTACGAGCCTCCTATGCCCTCAGAATAGGCACTGATTCCCGCTCTATGAGTGTGACCGCAAACGACCGATTTGCCAAACTTCTTAGCCAAACCGAGGGCAGTCAATCCTGCGTTGGAGTTCATCGAACCCTCGTCCCCATGAACCAAAACCCAACCTGGATGGAATTCAAAAGGCTTCTTATGAAAGCGGATGCCTAATGAGGCGAAGTCCATAAACTTTGAGTATTCGAGTTCAGGCAAACCAATTAGGGATGGCGCTCCTCGAAGGAGTGTGTGATAAAGCCTGTCAGTGTGATTGCTGCGAGTGATGTCTGTTGTGCGTAAGTCCCAAAGAATCTGTTGAGCCAAACTTCTATCGGCATCGAGTTGACCTTCCCATTCAAGTCCAGTCCCTTTCGCCCATTTCGATTGAGCCTGCATATCCAGTTCATCGCCCGTATTTAGTACGAGATCAAACTTCTCCCGATTAACTAACTTGATTAGATTCTTGACTGCAGCTTCATGATGATACGGAATTTGAAGGTCGCTGATAACTAAAATGCGAGATTTTGTTGTTGTCATTCATCCTCATCGTCATACCAGTCAGGTTCAGGAATGTTTGGGTTTATTGGAGTAGGCAAGAGCCAATCAGGATAGGCGGATTTTTCCATGATCATTGACATACAAATTGAATCAGGAAAGCCTGCTCGCTTAAGGGATTTGTAAAACTCATGAAGCCCGATGCAATAAGCATCAAGTTTTGAGTAGCCCTGTTCCTCTAGCTGCTTAGTTGCTTTCCTTGCCATGAGATAATTGTTACCTCTCTAGGATGCGAATAATCGTTTCAACACGCGCTTCAAGTGCGGTAATTTGGTCGCGCATGCTACTTCCTGAATTTGGCTTTAACTCGTTTAGGTAATGCTTTACCAACCAACGCACTGATCCAAAAAATGAACCAATAACGGTCACTGCAGCAACTGCAACACCCGTCCAGTCTGTTGGACTCATGCGATTTGGTCATCGGTCGGGTCAAGGTATTTGACGATTGGAGCAACTAACGCTGATGCAAGAACTGCGTATTCGGGACGAATGTCTGCAACAAGTGCAAGTCCCAGCGTAATTGCTGAAACCGCAACTGCCTTAAGGTAGGACTTGATTGCGTTCTTTGTGTTCTTTGATAGTTTCATTCTGCTCCGATCATAGGGATTTCTTTGAAAAACGATTCATCCATGTCCGCATCCTGGCGAAACGAGAAATGCGCATGTTTGTTGTGTGGGTTGACGCCTTTGTACTTACGCCATTTCCAGTTAAGGATGGGTGAAGCAATTTTCTTGTCAAAGATAATGTAACTAAATCGTCCATGTTTTTTGGCATATAGTCGAACCTGATCAACCAAGTCGGGCATGACATCCCGCCCTTTGGATAAGTCACGGTCAATGTCGATGGCGCGTACCCAACCATTAGCATCCGCATTGTGGTCAGACTTACGAGCTGCATGCCGAGCATCTGAGTAAGCCCCTGAGTCCGAGCGACGATCACGATCGGGGAAGGCATCGTCAATTTGTTCTCGTAACTGGATGGCAGACTTAGTTAAACGCGGCTTCATTATCCGAGAATAGTTTTAAGTTCATCCTCAGTTAAACCGAGTCGAACCAATAGTGCCGCCTTTTCTGCTTCGGCTTTCGCCTTTGCTTTATCGGCTACTGCTCGCGCTGCTTTGTCTGCTTGATATTCAGCAAATTCATCGTCATTCATTTGACGGTCAATGACTTCATCTGTTTCTGTGTTATGGATTCTTACCATTGGTTTTGTCATTTTAAGATACTCCGTAAAGTAGAACTGTTCCTGTTGAAAGATTGCCACCCGCGCTTGAAAAAGTAAGGGATGAAATTGCAGTTGTTGAGTAGATATAACCTGAACTTACATAACCTGTTTGAGAGCCTGCACTTCGATAGTACCCACCATTTACCAAAAAAGGTTTCATCGCAGTTGCGCTTGCATAATTATCTATTTTAACTGCCCAAGCATTAGATGTGCTTGTTCTGTCAACATTGTCAATGGATAGATACAAATAACTTGCATTTCTTTGATCCCAAGCAGCAACTCCACCTGAGATATTTGATGAAATTGCAGCGACTATGTTTGTAGTTCCATTAGGAGCAATTCTCATTCTTTCATCTGCCGTTGCATTTGTTACTCCTGAAACAATAGCCACTAATGTTTTATAACTTTGCGAAATGCTCGAAATAACTGTTGTTGCTCCTGTGAGCGAAGTGGTGCTTAATAAAGTCATTCCACCAGCCGCAGGAGTAGCCCAAGATGGAGCAGTTGCACCGCCATTGACTGTGAGAACTTGACCTGCAGTTCCAATACCTAAACGAGCCTTCGCAGTCGATGTTGTGTAATAGTCAAGATCACCTGCGGTTGTTCCAGGGCTTAATGCCTTGACTGATGTGTCAACTGACGAACCGAGTGTGCGAATTGCTGCTGCGCCATCTTTGACGAGTGCGGTGTCATCAGGTGTAGTCCACCCGTAATTGGTAGTTGTTGCCATTTTGCTCCTATTGTCAGGCTACTATTGTAGCGTTAATCCATTGCAGGGTTGGGTTGATTGTGTTCCAGGATTCAGTGATTGGGACATTCGTCCATCTAAACGCCTGGAGGCTAAACGCAACAGGCGAAAGATTAAGAGTCACAGAAAGTTTGTTAAATCCTGCGTTGAAAGTCCAACCCTCAACAAACCCTTGAAATCTGCCTGCGGTCATGTTTGCAGGCAAGTCTGTAATGTCCAATGCTTCGCCCATAAAAACATTGATGAGTCGGTCACGATCAGCATCATCTATTTCAGGGTTGGTCAATTCAAAGGTAATAGACTTAAAGAGGCTTTGAGGATACGCACGAAGCGCAAGATAGAAGTTTGCCTGAGCAGTGGCATCTGAGGAGTTATGCAATGAGGTTGTGATGTTCTGAGCCTGTGTGCCATAAAGCGCGATTGAAGCTGCATCGGTTGCCGATTGCTGAGCACTGTTGTTGTAAGTAATGGTCACGGCATTGCGAATGTCACCAAGTTTGCGAGAGGTTGCCACGCCCTGAGAAAGAGCATGATTTCCAGTAACTTCAAGGTAGCCATTAGCAGCTAGATATTCGCTTCGATGAGTTGAGTCTGCATAACCAATGCGACCTTGAGAATCCTCATAAATGTATCCGAGTCCTGAAGTTGCTAAAGATGCAACAAGGGAATAGACATCGGTCGTGTCTGCTGATCGAGCAGCTAGTTCATAATCTCCAGGTTGGTCAATTTCACCGAGTCCTGCGTTTTGAGCGTTTGCCCATGTTTCGGTCGCGTTGTAAGTAGCCCATGTGAGAGCTGCAGGAACTTCATTCCAAGTGTTGAACAACAACTCTGAAAGAATTGTGTAGATTTGATCTCCGTCAAAGTCCTTACTTAAAACTCCCTGAGTTAAAGTTTTAGGCAACTTAGACAATGCACCCAACGCAGTGACTTTGAAAGTCTGAACAATGGCAAGAGCACCTGTTGACTTAACGCTTTGATCTATATCGGTAATAAAACCGCCAAAGATATTCTTAAAAGTCCCAGTTGAATCCTTGACCTGAATTGTTATTTGGTCATTGATTTCAATGGCAAGGTTAGATTGATTAGTGTTGAGTATCTCAACTGAACAATAGCCTGCAACAGGTTGACGATAAATGTCTGTTCGACCTGATGAAATTGTTAGGTTTGCAAGTGTGACCGTTGTAAAAGTCCCACCGTTTAACGATACCTGCCAAACAGGACTCCAAGCGGTCATCGGTCAAATGCTCCTGCGCCAAGCGTGCCTCGAGCGGATGAGTCATTCAAGATTTCTACAATTTGACGGGCAGTAGATTCTGAGTCGATTGCACCATTTACGGTGATGTTAATTGGCTGAGCCTGAAAAGCGCGTTCTGCTCTAGCTGCAGCAGTATCGCTGGTAAAGGTTGAGGCGTATTGATTAGCGCCTGTTAGTTGATCTACTAATGCGCCAAGCATTTCTGCATCAGATTGAAGTTTCGCAAGAGCCTTTTTGTTTGCTGATGTTCCTGCTTTGCCACCTGCTGCACTTGTTAAACCTGAAATGCCTGATGTAATGCCACTGAGTCCAGTAACTGCAGAAAGAATTGCAGCGTTTGAGCCACCGCCTGAGATTGCTCCAGGTGCGCCCATTGAGCCACCACCACCGCCACCAATGAGGGAGATGTCAGGAGTTGGAAGGCGATTGTAAGCAGAGATAACTGCGTTCACCATGTTTTTGACTGATTCAACAAATGCTGCAATCTTGTCTATTGCTGCACCGATGATGTCAATGATTTTGCCAAACACTTCACCAATAACGCGAAGTGCTCCACCTGCAAGAGTGGTCAAAATTGGAATGATGTAATCGCCAATAAAGTTAAATAGTTTTTGGAATGAATCTCTGTTCTCGTTTATTGCCTTGATAATTGGGTCAAATGCACTGGCAAACTTTTGAAGGTTTGGAACAACTTGATTAACAACAAATGACACCAATCTTTCAATGATTGGAAGTAATGCGTAACCGATAGTTTCTTTCGCTTCATCAAATGCAACCTTGAGTCGATCCATTCGACCTTGAAAGGTTTCTGCGTTCTTAGCTGCAGCGCCACCAAATAAGTCTGAGAGTCTGCCCTGGACATCAGTGAAACTCATTGTTTTGAGTTCTGCTGCTGATAGTCCAATGCCTAGTTTGCCGAGAGATGTTGTGTTTCCATCGTAGGCTCGACCTAATGCGTTAGCGACTGTTTCAAGAGGTTTGCCAGTCGCTTGAGCAACATCGAGTGCAAGATTAAGGAGTTCTTGCGCTTTTGTTGTATCGCCTGTAGAAACTGCTAAGCGTTGTAATGCGGGACGAAGTTGATCATCGGCTACACCTGTTGCAAGTGCAGTTTTTGTAATTTGTTCCTCGACTGCTGCGATTTGGTCGCGAGTTGCACCTGTAGCATTTTCGAGAGCTGCTGCAAGGCGAACCTGCGCTGCTTCATCCTCGATGGCTGCCTTGACTCCATCAATAGCAAGTTTGCCTGCATAGGCAACTGCGGCTGCTGCTGCTGCTGCAAATGCTGCTGCTGCTACCTTGCCAAACTTCTCAATCTTGCCCCCGAAGCCTTCGACCTCGGTTGAGCCTTTGTTTAGATTTTTATTAAAGTCATCAATGTCTGCAATGAGTTTAAGG